AGCAGTTGAAGCCTTGATGTAGGTCATGCTTTGGCCCCACTGCTGCAGCAGAGGGCCGGGGACTCCAGCAAATGTGGCGTCGATCAAGCTCATCAGCTGCGGTAGATGCGGACTTGGGCCGGGCCGCCGATGCCCTTAGCCCAACACTTCAGGTAGCTGCGGATCCAAGGCAGTGCATCTGTGATGCTTTGCATGGATTCGGTGGCGCCTTGTTCGCGGTATTTCACGCGAAGTTCGCCAAGCTCCACCTCGTCGTAGCTGCCCGGAGCAGTCACGACGCTGCGCATCATCGTGGGGTTACGCAGTAGCGCCAGTGCTACTTCGCACGTGGCAGTTTTGATTTCGCGGGGGATGAAGGTGGCGTCGGCTTCAATTCCATCGCACTCCACGTCGGTGCGGGGCCACTTCAATGCTTGAGTTGTGCTGGAACGGTCGCCGTAATAATCCAGTGTCTCCAGCCAGGTTGTGGCTGTGATCAGTGAGGCGCCTTTGTCGTCGGTGGATGCAGCGGTCCAGTCGGCGGCGTCAAGGCGGTTGCCGAAATAGGTCGTGGCGTCAGCCACACTGATATATGAGTTGGCGTTTGCGCCAGCCAGCGTGGCGTCGACCGTGACCGCCATCAGCCTTCCTCAATCCGCACGTGCCAGCCCGCTTTTTCCATGCGGCGACGCAGCACTTCGGCAAGCTTGCGCGGAACGTCGAATACCTTCGGTTCAGGCTGCTTTTCCGGGTGGATGCAATGCAGGAAAACCATCGCCCCAGGTCATTTACAAGTCAGTTTAAGCGTAAAGATGACGGGCGGCCCCAGCAAGTGAACTGCGCTTGGGGCGGGATGGCTTGATCGGTGTCATGCGGGTTGCATGGTGGACCGTGGCGCCAGTTAGTTCCAGTTCGGCTAGGCGTTCCAGCATGTCGGACTGCTTTATTGTTTCCTGCCACTGGCGGTTATCCTGTGTTATGTAGAGACGGATTAGTTCCATGCCCGCTCGCAAAACCGCTGAAGAAAGCGTAGAGCCCAAGGCTACTAAGGCAAATTCGGCGCTTCCTGGTAAAGAAGTGCGCAAACTTGAGGATGTGGCGCCTGAGATTCGGCGGCTGCGGGAAGAGGAGGGCCTTAATAACGAGGAGATCAAGGAAAAGCTCCAGGTCAGTGCTGATGTGATCAATCAGCTTTTCCTGCAGTCGTACAAGATGACGATGAATACCTTTGAGGTGTTTGAGGCGCAGGAAAAAATTCGACTGGGGCTTTGAGGCAATAAAAAGGCCCCCGTTGTGGGGGCCTTGCTTATCAGCCTGGAGATCAGGAGTAAGCGGTGGTGTCCATCGGGGTGTTGCACAGCAGGCGCACCACGGGCACCATTTTGGTGGTGGCAAACACAAGGTTCCAGGAGCCGGTGGCGGCCAGGTTGCCGGAGGTGGCAGCGTTGGTCGGATTGTCGCCAGCGGCAGCCCACTTGGTACCGGTGATGTGGTAGCCGTAGTGGTAATCCACGGCCAGAACATCCTGCATGGACAGGATGTTGCGGTCGGCAGCAAGGCGCAGATCCTGTTGGATGCCCTCGCTAACCACGCCCGACTTGAACAGGTAAACCGGATACTTCACCACGTGGGTGGCAGTACCGCCGGTCAGATAGGTGAGCTGGTCGTCGATCACGACCCGCATGCCGGCAAAGAACGGCACTTCGGTTTGCTGGACGCCGACACCACCGCCGCCCCAGACAATCGCGCCGGAGGCAGACAGAGCAGAGGTGCTGAAGGTCAGCATCCCTACTTGCTGGAGGTAGTACGCCACGTTGGAGTGCATGGCGATCGAGTCAAGCTCGTCACCGCGCTCGCCCAGCTTGGCCTTGGCTTTCACCACGTTGGCCACGTTCAGATAGTTGGCCTCGGTCATTGAACCGGGCACACCAGCGAAGGAAGCGTCCAGTTGGTTGGGGCCGAGTACGCCAGCGCCGCTGATACCGCCGAACAGACCCAGCAGTTGGGCAGCCAGGGTGGCGGTCTTCAGTTTGTTGATGGCCGCAGTCAGTTGGTTGCGGACATGGCTGAGGGGGTCAGCTCCCGATCCGAGTTTCGAGAGGTCGTCCGCCGCATACGCAAAGCCGCGATGCAGGATCGTCATGATCTGCTCGTCGGCGGTCACGTTCTGGGGAACGAGATAGCCGCCGCCACCACCCCAGGTGTTGTTGCTGAGAATCTGGGTCTCAGTCGGGGCGATGGGGTCGAAGAAAGGCACGCGTACGCGGGTCCCGCCAGCGCGGGCATCCAGCGCAGCGTTGCGCTGCACAATGCCGCTTTGGATCCACTTCGATTGCTCGAAGATCCCCTCAGCGGTGTACTCAAGAAATTCGGGGCGGGTAACAAGGTTCGACAGGAAAGTCGAACCAGACCCGTAGTTTCCAGCGAAGGAAGACATTGGTTAGCTCCAGTGGGAGACAGGTCGGGGAGGGTGCCCCACAGGGGCTACTTTCCGGCTTCCGCTTTCAGCAGCCTGGCTTTGTCTGGATCGTTGGCGAGTAGAAGCATCTGCTCGGTGACGTTCCAGCTTTCTTTCAGCCAGGGGTTGGCTTGGCCGGGGAGAGCGGTGGTGCGGGCACTGCCCGTTACACCCATCCCAGCGCGGTTAGTTGCAGCAAAATGATGCTCGTAACCACTGCCGGGGTTTTTTAGGTTGGCGATGTACTCGCTAACCGGAACTTCGACGCCGCCGACAACAGCCACAGGCTGTCCTTCTTTGGCACGTAAGTTGTCCTGCAATAAACGATACAACTGATCAGGCGCTAATGCACCAGCCTGTGAAAGTTGGGCAATAGCAGCAGCACGAAGCTGTTCTTGCGTAAAACCTTGCTTTATTTGTTCAACTTCGGTTTCTTTTGCGGCTAGTTGCTCTTTAAGGGCAGCGACGGTTTGTTGGGCTTCTTCCCACAGCGTTTTGTACTCGCCGGACTCTGCAAGTTTTGTGGTTTTGGCTTGTTCTTGTTCTTGGCGGAAACGCTCCAGCTCGGCCTGCAACGCTTCACGTTGCTCCCGATCTTTACGACGTTCGCCTATTAGCTCTTGATTCTTGGCGCGAAGCGCCTCGATTTGTGCTGCAAGATCGGAAGTGTCAGCCACAGGCTGGGGCGCAGTCGCTTCCACAGGAATCGCTGGCGCTTGGGCGTCTTCAGGCACTTTGGTGTATTACTTGGACACCTCTAGCTTACTAGAGGAGATTTAGAACGTTCCATCGTCAAAGGTTTCGTCCAAGTTCGAGTCGCCTTTGGGGATCGTGAAGTTCAAAACGGCGGCAGTTGGGCTGCCGCTATTGGTTACTACAGCACTGGAGCCTGCTGCTCCGGTCGTTACTGTGCCGATTGTGATTGTTGCGGCGGTGCCGGCAGGGCCTTGCGGGCCGGTTTCGCCTTGAGGGCCTTGGGGACCAGCAGGGCCAGTGTCGCCCTGTAAACCCTGCGGACCTTCGGGGCCTTGAGGGCCTTCCGGGCCTTGGATGCCTTGCGGACCTTGGGGGCCGGTTGCTCCAGCAGGGCCGGTTGGGCCTGTAGGTCCGGCAGGGCCAGTGGCACCCTGCGGGCCGGGTTCGCCTTGTTCACCTTGAAGGCCAGGAGGACCAGCAGGAATGACGAAATTGAAGATTGCGGCGCTGGAAGTGCCGACGTTGGTAACGGATGCCGGGGCGTCGTAGGCGCCAGTCGTAACGGTGCCGACGGCGATCGTGGCGGCTTCGCCGCTGCCGCCGCCACTGCCGGGGAGTCCGCCGCCGACCGTTAAACCGCTAATTCCGGTTTTTTCCAGTCCCAGTGGAAAGCCGTCGCCCCAGTCATCTGTTTTTGGGCCAAACAGTTCTTTTGTTGTGGTGTTGATGTACCAGTCGCCGGGTGTGCCGTCGGTTGCGGATGGTGGTGTGGGGCCTGAAAGGAGGTTGTTGAATTCGTCGACGCGCTGGGTTAGCCGCACCAGGGCGGTTACTTGGGCCAGCGTTAGTTCTTCGCTTTTTGTGGCCATCAGCGGGACAGCAACTCGATCAAGCGATCAACGCGATCGTTGGTGAGTTCTGGTTCGTCTGGATCGTCGTTTGGATCGCTGTCTTCGTCGTCGTTTGAGTCGTCGGAGTTGTTCATTGGCTGCGTGCCGGAGCGGACTGTGTTGTCCAGTAGGCCGGGGAGTGCTCCAGCAGGTTGGGTGTTGTTGTTTTCTTGGGCGGCGGCTAGTTCGTCTTCGGGTTTGATGTCATCGGGGATAATTTCGCCTTTTTGGAGGATTTGGATGAGGGTGGTGTCGCTTAGTTTGTTGCGCTCGTTCAGTTGCAGCAGGGCGGCAATGTCTTGGCCGATAAGGCGGTAGAACGAAAAGTCGGTTTCGATGCGGATTTTGGGGGGTTCGATGCCGACGTACTCGGCGGCAAACTCGAATGCTTGCGTCAGCGCAGATTCCATTTCCAAACCAACAATGGAGAGAACACTATTGGATTGGGTTTGGTCGATGCGCTTAGATTCGGCGCTCTCGGCTACATACTTTTGGCCGAATAACTTCGTCACGCCGAGTGTGCTCATTTGGCCTTCCATATTTTCAATTTCTTTCATTTGCGCCTCAAAACTTGTGGCGTCGCTTTGGACGTAATACGCCTTATGACCGGGCTCCATGCCCAAGGCGTAGTTCACGCCGATGGTGGCGTCACTGCTGTCTTGGCTCCAGCCTTCCAGTACAAGGGTGGGCATGGCCGCAATGTGCAAAGCGTGGATTAGGTCGCTTTGGCGCTGGTAGTGGGCAATGTTGAGGTTGGCAATATCAAGTAGTGGTGGCAGCGATTGCAGAACGCCACGACGATTGGTGTAAATCGGAACCAGTGGTATTTCATTCAGGCTGTAGCCGCCACTTTGCTCGAAGCTGACAACATCTTGGCCCAGTGTGTATTCCTCGTAGCGGCCGGGGTAGATGACGCGCATCACCTCGACTTGCTCTTCGCCAAATTCGTTTAATGGGCGAAGTTCGTAGTCGTGGATTCGGACTTGGGTGAGGCGGTTGGTGCCAGATTCCTTGCGCCAGCCCCAGATTTGGGGGGCGTCAACGTGGACAAAATAGGGGCGGCGGCCCATGGCGCGTTCTTCCGCCAAGGTCATTGCCCCAGTTGCTGCGGGGTAGTCGACAAGAATTGCGCTGTGGCCGTAGGTAAGGGCGCTTACCAACGCGCGGCGGGCATACTCGTTGATGCTGCTGCCAATGCCGTCAACATCCTTGGCAAATTCCAGCCAATAATCGTCGCCTTCGATTTGGATGGGTTTGCGCAGGATTGCTCCAGTGGCAGTTTCAATCAGGCGGCTGGTGTAGGGGCTGAGGACGCTGCGGCTAATGCGGGCTTGCCAGGCGTCGTCGTCCTCGCGGGGTTCTTGAGGGAGATATTCGTCGGCGCGATCTTGGATATACGAAGTGCCATTAGTGACGGCAGCCATGACCTTCCAGTTCGCCATCATGGCGATTACGTCCAGACTGCGGACAAACGGCGATTCGCTGACTACAGCACCAGTCGGCGGTAGCGAGGGGCTGTAGACCATTGCTGTTACCTACTTTGTTCCTACTTTAGTCGTCGTCTTCGTCCTCTACTTCGATCATTACTTCGATGCCCGAGGCAAGACGGGCCATCAGATAACCAAAGTCTTGGTAGTCCTGTGGTGTGGGGAAGACAAACGTGGCTTCCGTCATGCGGGTTTCGGCGCTGACGTGGATATCGGTGCAGCCGCCGGGAATGATTCGGGTGCCCATATCAGCTGTCCGAGAGAGATCCGACGCTCACAGTAACCGTGGGGCCTGCTGTTGTTATTTCTACAACGTCAAAGCGGTAATCACGTACGGGTTTGTCTTGGATGAAGTACAGGTAAGTGCCGTTGGCGTTAATGCGTTGGGCTCCAGCGTGTTTGGTGGCTGCGGTTACTTGGCCGAAATTTGTTCCATCCAGGCTGCCATAGAAATCGATGTCGATGTGACCTTCGACGAAGCCGGTGACAACGACTTGGAAACAGGTGTGGCCGGCTACGACATTGGAAAATGTCAGGCTGCCTGCTGTTGTGCGGCTTTGGCTGGGGTAGATCGTTAATTCGCCGTCGTAGACGGTGCCGGTTCCAGTGGCCATGGGTTACTTTTTGCGCTTTTTGGCGGTTTTGGCCGCTTTGCGGAAGTCGGCGGCGGTTGGGGCTCCAGCTGAGCCGGGTTTGCGCATTTTTTCGCCCGATCCGGCTGCGATGCGCTTTCTTTTGGCTTGAATATTACTGTAGAGGCCGCGTTTTGCCATTATTTTTTACCTTTTTTGGTGGGTTTTTTCTTAGGCATGGACATTCCGGCCTCGGAAAGGGCGATGGCGATGGCTTGTTTGCGGGATTTCACCACCGGGCCCTTTTTGCTGCCCGAGTGGAGTTCGCCTTTGCCGTATTCGCGCATGACGCGGCTGATCTTTTTCTCAGCCTTGCTCTTTTTCTTGGCTGCCATGGCCTCCGCGTAGGCGTAGTAACTACTGTATAGCGTGTTAGGCTCTATATACAGTCTGTTTGAGTCATGCCGAAACCGCTTCCTGCGCAGAGCGAGCTGCGCGAATGTCTACACTACGATCCGGATACAGGCCATATCACGTGGTTGATGCCGTCACTACAAGGCCGTATGCGCCCTGGAGATAGGTTTGGATCGCGCACATCATTGGTAAGCACTAACAGTACTAAGTACTATTGGGCGGGTATGTTTAACGGTAAAACTTATTATGTTCACAGATTAATTTGGATGTATATGACAGGTGAGGATCCTGGTAAGTTGATGGTAGATCATATAAACGGTAATGGTTTAGATAATAGATGGAAAAATTTGAGAGTTGTAGAAAGAAGTAAAAATATCGCCAATCAAAAAGGACACGCTAGGCGTAGATCTCCTTATAAGCACGTGTATCGAAGAGGTATGGGCTGGATCGGCCAAGTGAGACGCAATAAGGTGCTGCACTCGACCAGACGCTTTGCTACCGCAAAGGAAGCGCTTATTGCCGTAAACGAATTAATTACCAGACTCGATAGTCAGTCTTAGCCAGTGTTTCCGGTTTTGCCAGATTAAATACTTGCAGACACAGGTAACCTAAGGCGTCGAATGAGTGATCGACGCCTAGTTTTTTGTTAGGCATACCTGTGTTGGGCTCGTAAGTAAGGGTACGTAGGCTTTTAATTAGCTCTTTGCATCGAGGGTGAACAAACATTCTGCGTCTTCCTGTTGCATCAAGAAGAGCTGAGTTGACGCAGTTGATCTTATCGCGCACCTTCCAAGGAGATTTGGGGCTGGATACCTTAAAACCGGATCTTCGGAGGATTGTGTGGTCAGTAAGACCTACTCCGCTGGTTTTACGTGCACCACCTGTTGGGTCTGGGCAGCTAATTACGCGTCTATCGACGCCAAAGCGATTGACTACTTCCTCGCAGAATTCCCATGTGGTGGCACCACCGTCGAGGATAATTTCGTCGAATACCCACAACTCGTCGTCTTTTCTTACTGCACAGACTCCGGTCATCGGTGAGACGTTGAAATCCACCCCCAGCAACAGGGGTAGAACTTTCAAATCTTGGATGTCAGAGCGGATGTTTTCGTCGCTGAAGCTGATAGCGACAAGGCCCGAGAGGTTCTCGAAGCTGGCTTCGAACTCTTGGCGGAAGGTGCGGGCGTCCAGTTGGCCTCGGGCAGCCTCAATTTCCTCGGGGGGTACGTTGTCGCCTTCGATCGTGGTGAATTGCCAACGTTTCCAGTCGCCTGACGTGTCTTCGTCGCAATAGCACCAGAGGTCGTAGAACCAGCTAGCCGTTCCATCCGGGGTGGAAATGAAGAGGGCCCAGCCTTGTTTGTCGGCGAGGGCGGGGCGGAGGACTTCGAACCAGACGCCGGGGTCCATGAAGGCGGCTTCGTCAAGCACCACGCCGGAGAGACTGCGGCCTCGGAGGGCCATTGCGTTTTCGGTGCCCTTCAGTTCGATCGTGCTGCCGTTGATTAGCTCCAGCTTCAAGTCGGTTTCGTTTTTGGATTTAATCCATTTTTGGGGGACGAGTTTTTTGAGGGTTTTCCAAGCAATGTCCTTTGCCATGCGGTAGGTCGGGGCGCAATAAAAGAAGGTTTCGCCCGGTTTTTCGATCGCTCCACGCAAGAGTTCGAGGCAGGAGAGGTAGGACTTGCCGAAGCGGCGGCCGGCGACAAGGACGCGGAAGCGGGTGCGGTTGGTGTATACGGCTCCCTGTGCCCAGCGGAGGCTCAGCGTTTGCTCGGACACTGTTGTATTTATCTAGTACCTGTACTGTATTGCATAGAAATTGACGCTACTGCCCCCTTGGGGTGATGTATGACAGTAGTCGAAAATGGGTATGTGTCAGTAGGTTCCCTGGACTCTGCCTCAGCCACAGCAACGCTGAACGTCGCCCCCTCGGCCTGGTGCTGGCGTGCCTGCGTTAGCAGGCAGCGGCCAGCCTGCGGCGCACAGTGCTACGGCTCACGCCCACCGCGTCAGCTATGCGCTGCTGAGTCCAGCCCTGCTCGCGCAGTGCCCGGATCCGGGCAGTCAGTGCGTCGGCGTCGGTGGTGGCCCGCGCCACGGTAACGATTGGTGCCGGCACTGGCACTGGCTGCTCTATTGAGCCCGTAGGGCGAGACGGCCAATGGTGCGCCAGCCACTCTGAGGCTGCGTACATTTTGCGGCCTGTGTATTCACCGGCCACGTAGGTAGCAACGGCGCAAATCAGTAATCCTTGGGCGACGATTAGAAATACCTCGCGCCAGTCGATTAGTTTGAAGGTGGAGAGAATTGGTTGCATTTGAATTAAGAATTGAGGGGCGGTGCCGGGGGTTCCCTGCTCCCAGGCAGCCCCAATCCTAGTCGATCGGGGGCCCGTTACTGTAGGACATATGTACCCCAATTTGAGCAAATGTACTACCGCCCGTAGATGCGAAGCTGGCACTCTGCTTGGGGCGCTCCTGCAGCAAGGCAGCGGCGCATTAGGTCGGCGGTTTGGCTGTGAAGTCCTGCAGCAGCCCAGATCAGCAGGGCTCCAGTCGCAAGCGTGCCAGCCCAAGCAGCGGGGCTGGCTTTCTGCAGGATGGGGGATTTGCGAGTCTGCATTGAATGAGAATGGGAATCAGAACCGGGGCAGGCATAAATGCTGCCTGCCCGTAGTGTAGCACACTAGGCGCCAGGCTGGCGGCGATCCTCGACAACAATAGATAGCTGCGGCGCTCCGGCTGCTTGAGTCTCTGGCGCGACTTCACCGATAACCGCCCCCAGGTCTTTTAGCAGCATTGCAACAGTC